CTCCTTTTGTGGGCGTCCTAGTCCAACTTTGAAGTCGGTTGGATTTCCAACGGGTATCCACAAACATGTGGTGATCCCAGATTACAAGTCCGGTCCATCATACTCGTCTTCGGGATCCTCCCTATCGGGAAACTGGGTCTCGAATTTAACAAGTAGCTGAGCGGTTCTTAAAGCAGTCTCAGAGGAGACTTGCTCAGAACTGCTAAGCTTTTGGCGAGTAGCTTCTAACCTGTTAGGGATGACTTCCTTGTGTTCGACTCTCTGCATAGCAGATAAAGCTACTGACTCGGAAGAGGCTGTTAAGCCATGGCCAAGGCTTATCACTTCATCATCAGATGTTGTGAGAGACTTATGGATCTTTTCCATAGTTCCCGCCTTGTCCTCCATAAGAGCTTTTTGCTCTTTGCGACTAACTTTCAGTCTTTTCCCACCAATATGATGGTCATAAACTTCGGTTCTTGTCGGCAAAGTAGCGATGCCTTCGTGAATTAGAGGTCCCTTTGGTAACCTTACCGTGCCATTCTCACGAATGACAGGGGATTCCGTATAGTCATAGACTTCGGAAGAGCCACGACTGTAGTCTTCTTCGAAGACATAGTCAAGAGCTACCTCAGAGAGAGTGAAGTCTTTATGGGCTCCACCTCTGAATTCAGAGACTAGCTGTAATGCTGCATCCATTATCTCCAGCTCATAGTCTGAGAGACTAAGATCCTTGGAGCGCAGATGAGGAAGTGAATTACGATAATCCATCTCGTCGACGGAATACTGTGACAGTATGTCAATAGCATTCTTCTCGGTTTGGCTCAGACGGTATATGCCTAGGCATTCCCGTTTTGGAGCCTTCTCGAGATTGGTGTACAGAGCCTTGGTACCTAAACGGTACTTCGGTTTCGTTACATACACATGATCTTTAGTCACTATATGACTAAGGAACTCTGCGTATTTGTCCGATTCCATACACTTCTCGACATTGGTCTTACCGCCGCAGCTCTGTATTACAGAGTTGTAGGCAGGAGCCATGAGGGATTCGCATACGAAGTCGTCACCTACGACTCGGAAGTGATCCCCAGGAGTGTATTCGTTCTCACGAGCATCTCCGTAGGTATCTCTTTCGGCTATGAAACCTGCTAGCAGGTTCATGGCTGTGAGAGTCTGGAAGGACCCCTTCATGCCAAGCGGCTGTCCAGTTCTGAACTGAATAGCCGAGCCAAGTGGCTCACACCAAAGTGGAAGCTGACTTAGCTTCTCGAAGTACGTTGCGTACTGTTCGAGTAACCCAGTTTTGCCAGGAAAATCTCTCTTTAGACCTCGTGTGAAAACACGAAAGTCTAGGGTATCAGTAGCAGATGACAGATCTAGGGAAGACAGAGTCTTTCCTGCTGCTAACTGCTGCTGAGCCCATCTTAGACCGTTCTTCTGGTTGCGCACAGCGCAACAGGGAAGGTCGTAGAAGAAATCTTCCAAGGCTTTGGCATAGGGTTCGGTCGTGTAGTTTACGTATCGGTTGACGTTAGCCACCGATCTAAGCTTACCTCCAGGTTTCTGCAAAAAGTCGAAACGACCTAGGTAATCTGCAGCGCCTCTTGGCGAATACTCGCCACAGTCGTCGCAGAGTACCCCGTACTCCTTAGAGGAGGTCATATAGTCTCGTGCCACAAGTGGACGAGGCTGGACCTTCGAAGGATAAGCGACACCATTAGGTATCGGCTTACCTGCGTAAGCTGTCTTCAGGATATTATTCCATGAAGACTTACAGATTGCCGGGGCAGTATAAAACTGTCCGAGCTTATCTGCATGGAGCTCCATTATCGCTTTACGCGTTTCAGGAGCACTACGCAACTCGGGATGCTTTTCCTCGTTTTCGAGGGCAGCACTAAGTCTAGCCTTATTGCTTGCTGTCTCATGCGAGACAGGGCCGTAAGGCAGAACGTTATTGGTCAGGTCGGTGTAGCCGAAAGGCTTAATCACCTTCTTGACATGACGTTCGAGGATCCGTTCAAGACGATATAATTGTCTATTAGACAATTCGATCGTTCGATCAGAACGAGTGTTCCCTCTGACGGCGTTAACCATCTTCAGTACTTGCTGTGGTGTCTCTCTTTCATACGTGATGGAAGAGATGATAGCTCCGATCACTCGGATCCTCTTTACAGGATTCGGGTACTTTCGGTAAATTACACCTAAAGCCCCCTTAGGCCTGCAGTTCTTATGGTCCCAGGCTACAGACTGCTCACCATTCTGATGGGAGTATCTGTAATCAGGATCAACGAGGGTTTTCTCGGTATCGGCTTTCAGCACCTTCAGGCGCTGTATAACAAAGTCGGGACCGTTCTTCCCCCAGAGCTCACGAAGTGAACTCTCAATGTTTGCTTCAGCTCTGTCGGACATACCTTCCAACTTGCAAGCTTGACATAGGGCATGCGCGGTGAACATCATCGCGGACCACCATCCTTTCTGGAATGGGTCAGCCGTACGTGGCTAACAGTTGTTAGTTACGTCGCTTCAGTGAAG